GTAGATATCACATTAAATTTATTTTGTTTAGATGCATCATGTACATCTTGTAAATTATACTTTTGATATTTCATTGTAAGAACTCCTCTAACGTATTCGTATTATTTAGCAAGTTCCAATCTTTACATATATCCATTACTCTCTTTCTATTCTTAAAATTAATTTCTTTATTGTCAATTAGTGTTTCAAATAAGCTTATTATACCACAATCTATCTGTAAGTTCAAGTGCTTTTTTACATTTTTTATTAACTTAAATTGATAAAATGCATTTCGTACATGATGTTTTTGATAAGGTAAATTTAAATCTTCCCAATCCATTTTATAAAAATAGTTCTTGACACTCTCTGATAGATATGGTGTAATAAACTTTTTCTCATATTTGTCAGCTACTTTCTTGTGCCACTTGTAACCAGCTTGCATATCTGGTTTAAAATAATTATCTCTAAACTCATCAAATAATTCTTTTGTGTGTTTGTAGTTTAGTATAGCCTTTTTACTAATTCCGTAATAGCCATCCGCCGCCCAGCCTGAAAGCACATATCTTTCTCTAATCTCTGGATACACATATAGAAATGGATATACACATTCAAAGTGTGTTTTCTTTTTACAATCTAGTTTTACTAACTTATGAAAATCTTCTACAAGATTTTCTGTAGGAATCACTATCCCTACAAAATCCCATTTGAACCTTTCTGCTATTTCTTTTGCTTTTAGAAAATCATACGACACATGAGTATCTAAATGAAAGCTGTATGCTGTAATTTTCTTACGAGCATTCATAGCAGCAAATGCTACTGAGATGGAATCAACTCCGCCGCTGAGTAACACAGCCACATCATTGTCCCAAACTTGTTTAATAACTTCTTGATTTAGTATTTGATTTATCAATTGAAGAAATCCTCTAATGTGCCTTGTGTGCCATAACTTCTATCAACAAGCCAGTTTATTTTTTGTAGTATAAAATTAAGTGGTTCAACAAAACTCTTTTCAAACTGTACATCATAGTCTATAATCTTATGAAAGTCTAACTCTTTAGGTAACTTTGTCATAAAAGATATAGAACTACATTGATATATGTTTGGTTGTTTTAGATTGATAAACTTTATCTTATCGCCTTCTTGTATGTAAGGATACTTATTACTAAGTTTGTTTTTCTTTACAAGATGATTATATAGAATAGCACCTTTGCAATGTATCGGTGCACCTTTAGCAAAGAGTTGACTTCTGTCTGCAAACTTTGATAAACCATTTACACTTCTAGGATATGCAATCTCCTCTGCAGGTAAACTCATAAACTCTTTTCTAAAATCTTGTATGAATGCATTGAGTTGTTTTTCATCACCATTCATAATAATCTTTAGGCCTTCTTTAATTTTTTCACGACATGGTGCAGGAGTGCTAGACTTTACAGCCTCGATACCCATAATCTTGAGTTGTGGTTCTTTATATTTTACACCCTCGTTATCCCACACATTTAGAATGTATCTTTTCTTAGCTGTCCAGATACCTTTATCTGCAATCACTTCTCTAGACATCTCCATCTTCTGTTCATATGAATTTACATACTCATGCAGAGATTGATAACTCTTCTCAATGAAAGGTTCAATTTTCTCTCTGGCCACGTTGCCCAAGAATCTGACAACTTTTTGAGGTGTTTGTTCCTTAGTAAACACCATACTGACAAGTCTATCAAAGCAAACATATATCGAGTCTGTATCACTTGCAATGACGTAATCATGTCCAGAGGTCTTAAGCAAATCATTAAGATACTTATTAACAGCACGCTCAATCCAACGAATAGATAGCTGACCAGAAGTAGTAATTGCTTCAGCAACCAACAAATCATAATAACGAAACCAATTGTTCCCAATAGCACCGTATGCACTATTGAGTGAAATCTTTTTTGCAAGTTGGATATTGTTATACTTTGAAATATCTTTGAGTAATTTAGGGTCTTTAGTATTCTCATATTCTTGCTTTGCCTGTAGTAAGAGTTTCTTATATTTAACTCTATCATCATACATGGTTTGCATTATCTCAGGCAAAAATCCTCTTTTGTTTGTTTTAAATAATGCACCATTAGGTGTAAGAGTGACACCTTTAAGTATTGATGTATCTACCTTTCTATCTAGTAGTTTATCAACTGACATACCTTTTACTTTCTCTTGCGAGTGAAGTGTTTCTGGTGATATGTTGTATTGCATAATTAGATGAGGATATAATGAGTTCAAGTCAAAAGACATAACCCACTTGTGCTGACCAACGATAGGGTCTTTTACATATGCACCCTCAAACTTATCTGACTTTTCTTTTTTACGTTTTTGTGGAATCACAATCTTCTTTTTGAGTAGATAGTTGTAAATAAGTATATCCCAATATTTAACAGAACCAAGTACATCCATATAATTAACTTTAGCATCATATGCCATAGTTAGACACAACTCAATAAGTTTCATCTTATCTTCTAGTCTATCTACGATTTCCACATCTGTAATATTATATTCAATGAATGATTGAAAGTCTTTTGTGTACCAATCACGAAATGTTTCAAATGGATTGTCATCTTTTTTCTCACCAAGTTCTACATATGCAATATGGTCTAGTCGATATGACTCCTGTGCAGTATATGTAAACTTACGATACAAATCAAAGTAATCTAAATGTGCAACACCTTGAATATCCCAAATCTGATGTTTACGGCCCATCTGAAATATTTCTCTAGATGAAACATTTTTCCATGGCGATAGTCTTTTGATTTCATCTTCTCCACAAAGATTCTTGATACGATTACACAAATAAGGAATATCAAAAAATTCTGTATTCCAGCCAGTGATTACATCTGGTAAATGTTTTTCCCAAAAGATAAGAAACTCTTTGATGAGATGTAATTCATTTTCACACTCTACATAAGTCACATCATCACGATTATTTTTAAACTTACCAATACCCCAGACCACAAACTTTTTAGTCTGATGATTTTTTACTGTGATAGATAGCAGAGGCTCGATGGCTTGTTCTGGACTAGGAAAACCATTTTCACAAGCAACCTCAATATCAATAGTTACAATAAGAATATTGTCAATATCCCACTCAACTCTTTTAGGAAACTGTTCTGATAAAAAGTTATATGAAAACAAGTTATTACCATAAACCATATGTGGCTGGTCTTTATAGTTTTCAATCCACTCTTTAGCTTCTTTAATCGTTTGATGTTTTATAGGAGTTACATATCTACCCTCAAGAGTTTTCCACTCTGTAGGTTTCATAACTGGCATGAAAAGTGTTGGTGAGTATTTAACCCTACGATTAATTCTTTCACCATTCACTACTTCACGCAATAAAAGATAGTTACCCCATTGAGTAATATTTGTATAAAAGTTCATAATGTAAATGTACCATAACTGGTTTCAAAAGTCAAGTATTTATTCTGCCAAAAATTCTTTTTCTACCTCTGGTGGATATTCTTTATCTAAGATATCTATTTTATCTTGAGCTGCAGCCATGGCATCTATAAGTTTATCCATTTCTTCTGCATGTTGTGGATGTTCACCTATGGCAACTGGTTTGTCCATATAGATATTTAAAGTTGCATGTGCAATTCTGTAATCACCCTCATACTTTGTTCTTAATGCATCTATCATTTGATGTTTAATACAACTCATAATTTTTCTCCCACTTTATTCCAATCGTCACCATAACCTATTACACAAACACTATTATAGGTTGGATGAAACTCAAGTATTGACCATGTTTTAGTTTTAAAGTTTACATGAATTTGTATTGGTATGTGAACTGGCCTATCTGCCAATCCAGTGCCACTTCTCACTTTAGCACTTTGTACTCCAGTTATTAAAGGTATCTCACCTTTATCTTTTACAGCTTGAAGTGCAATTTCTTTTTGTTCACACATAACTGGTTTTTCATTCCACTCACCAGCTTTAGCATTTGATAACATAAGTATTGCAGCCAAACCTAACATTACCCACCACAATTTATCTTTCATAATTATCTCCAATTTTCTCTGTTCAAATAAGTTTTCATTATTTCTTGTGTTACACTTTTACCTTTTGTAATTTCTTCTATACCACCAAGCCCTGGCGTTCCATTTACTTCAAGTATATAAGGTTGGTCTACATCTCTATTTTTCGCCGGTAGTAAATCCACACCAACTAAATCACCCTCAACTAGTTCTGCAACTTTGAGTGATATTTGTTTTTCCACCTCTGTTAATACTATAGATTCTGTTTTAGCTCCTAGTGACGCGTTACTTCTAATATCACCTGACAGTACATTTCTTTTCATGGCTGCTATAACTTCACCATTTGATACTAGAACTCTAATATCATAATCTATCTTTATGTATTCTTGAACTAATAAATCAACATATGGTTTTAGAAAAGTTAACATCTGAACTGTGGCATGTAAAGACCTCATACTTTCAACTATGATTACACCAACACCAGTTTGACTACCACTAGATGCTTTCAATATCAATGGAAACTTTAGTCCGCCTTCTCTTACTGCTCTTTCAGAATCATCTGAATATGTTATCGGAACAGTAATAGGTGTTCTTAAATTATTTTGTTTAAACAGCTGGTCACAATAATATTTACTTGAACATATATCCCAAGTTTTTATAGATGGTATAGTTTTGAAACCTCTATTTTCTAAACCTCTAATTATATCAACCCATCTTCTATTTGTTGTATAACCAAAAGTTCCTAAACCTCTGGCAAAAATCAAAGTGTTTTCTGAATTTATTTCTATTGGTTTTTGATATTTAGCTTCTCCAGACTCAGTGGGCATTATAACATTACCATCTTCATCAAAATCAAGAGAGTTTAAAAATATCTTACCACCACTTTCAGAAATATATAAGCCTGTATATTCCACATTAAAAATTTGTATGCCAACCTTTTTGGCTGAGTCCACGAGTAACTTAAAATCTGGTCTAGTGCGCTTTCCAACATCTCTTACATCTTCATTAGAATTATTGAAGACTATAAGTTTGTAAGCTTCATCTTTTTGCTCTACAATAAAGTCAGAAAATTTTTCCATTCTGTACACTTAGACCTCTCTTTTTTTACCGATATTATATTTAGTGCATAACTCCCAAGCGTCTTTTTCTTTGAATGCAATAATTTTAATTTGACTAAGTGGTGCAGCTGGTTCTGTGTTACCTTTGATTTCTACTAAACCCCAATCACCCAATAGTTTTGCAATCGTGTTTCTTCTTGCTATATCGTTCTCACTTAGATTTGTATCTTTACCATCTAATGCAAAAAGTTCTTTGAAATGTGTGATATAGTATTTACCTTGTTTATGTAGAATATGACAAGATTGATATAATATTTTTTCTTTCCTAGAAGCGACACCTATACGAGATAATGTTTCTCGTATCTTCAGAAAGTCATCTGGCTCTTTCAAAACGACTTCTAGCATCTGCTCTGGTTTCCAGTTAATGCTTTCCATTTTTCCCACCTTTATTCAAACTATCTTTGATAGCCTTTATCTGTTCATCATTAAGTAGTTTAAGAGCAGACTTTGCTTTTTCATTGTTGTAACCATAATACTCTTTAACATACTCTAGACTTTTACTTTTATTCGCCTTCAGCCAAGGAGTGAATCTTTTCCTTGTTCTTAAACTATTTAGTAAAAAATCAAATTGTAACTTCTTATCTAAATGATGATACTTGTTCATTTCATTGACTAGAAAGATTGTATCTGGAAAAGGTGCAAGACATTTATTGATGATGAACGGCGGATATTTCTTTTCCCACAATTCATCATCTGTGTCCATCAGATTTTTCTTTTCGTGATTTATTGCATTTAGGTAATCTTTTAACTCATAACTCATTTGAACTTCACCTGCCCCATCAACTCTGTCATACAGGCTAGAAGATTTATTTCTTGGTCGGAGACAAAAGCAGATTTGTACTGATATTCAGCAAGAATAACAACAGCATGGGGAATAGTAGAGCCATCCAAATTATCATAAAGGGAATCGTAAACACGGCGAAAAATACGAACTGGGTCATTATCAAGATTGTTGACAATCCATCTACGAACATTGGTAAACTCTTTTTCTTTAAGTGATGTAATGAGTTCATTGATGTTTTCCTCTGATAAATTTACTAGAACACCAGCATCTATCTTACCAGACGCAGAGTATCTCTGTAGTTCATTGAGAACCCTACGCCAGTCTGGAAAAAACTTGTTCATCAACTCTGCAACAGCTTTAGGTTCAAACTCTATATTCTCTTTATTTAGAATATCACCAACTCTCGCAAAAAACCTAGACGCAAGTTTAGGTTTTTGTTCATTAGGAATCACAAAGTCCACCACAGAACATCTAGAGTGTAATGGTTGAATGAGTCTATTCTTAAAATTACAAGTAAGAATAAATCCACAGTTTTTGTGAAATTCTTCCATGAACCCGCGAAGAGCTGGTTGGGTTGATTGAGGATTTAGATAGTCTGCCTCGTCAATGATTAGATATTTTCTACCACCCTCAAGTGAAACAGTAGATGCAAAGTTTTTGATTTTAGTTCTTAAAACATCTATACCAGATTCTTCAGAACCATTTATCATCATGTAAGTTGCACCAATCTCATCACACATGGCTTTTGCAACTGTAGTTTTACCCACGCCGGGGCCCCCTGATAAAATTATATTTGGTATGTGTTTGTCTTGAACAAATACACCGAAAGTTTTTTTCAACTCGTCTGGTAGAATACAATCATTAATTTTACTTGGTCGATACTTCTCGACCCACAAAAAAGTTTCCATAATATAAAGCCTCCAACTTAAACATTGTAAGTTGATTCAGGCTCAAGTGCAATCCAATATTCTATGTCAGAACTTTTATTTTTATAATGACTAATATTCTTAGATGATATTGCAACATCATAAGTTCCATCAAGTAGTTTCATGTTTTCTACTTTGAAAAAAAAGTTAAACTCACCATCACCACTTGTATCTACATCAAGAGAATAATTATTTGCAGTATCATTCTTTTTATCTTTTACAGTAATAGAAGATGTATTGCCTTCTCTTTCAAGAACCATATCTGGTGCACCGATAGCACCTGCAGCTCTTTTAAGTTTAGACAAGTCTTCATTACTCATTGTAAACTTAACTTCTTCAGATGGCATAGTAATCATCTTGTTAGGACTTGTTACAACTGATGGGTCAGAATAAAAATACTTCATCTTTGTTGATGGTTTAGTTTC